TCTCCGCGATTGCGGAGATCTTTTAAATTAAACATTAACTACAAACTTCGTACCAAATTCACTTTCCAAGTAATTTTGGAATGCTTCTCCTACTGATTTTGCAGTGGGTTCCGGTGCGTTCATCGATAAAGTGTCGATCTTAAGAAGTTTAAGCTCTTCCACTTCCATTGTTTCCGCTTCTTTGATCTTCTCCGCGTAACGCGGGATCTCTAAGAAACGAACTTGATCGTCTTTGACTAAACGTTTAAGTTTATTAACCGTCTTGGTGTCGTAGATTTCTTTCGTTTCTACTGGCGTTTTAAGAACTATCTTATTTCCGGAATCCTTCTTAATTCCGCTTACTGAACAAGTCGAACAAACTTCGAAATTATCCGGTTTAGCAATAGAAAGCGAAGTATAAAGAATAGCCTTTTCAATTACGCTATCACAGCAAAGGTACAAAATCATACGAAATCCTCCTGCGATAATTCTAAGCCTTCGGCTAATTTCTTAAATGCTTTGATGTTTTGGATCGCTAAAGTCGGATTAATCTTGGCAATCTGGGCAAATCCTAAATCACCCACGATTTCCGTTTCTGCACGATCTAAGCGGATACCGCTAGCGGCTTGCATAATTGGAGAAATGGAGATCACGTAGTCCACTTTAATGGTATCATTTTCGATATCATAGAATAGCTTTTCATTAGTTTCGCGTTTACTAGAATCTAACAAAGCAATCTTAGCATCGAAAAGTCCTCTTTGTAAACCATTCAACTTTTTGATTACGCTATAATGTTCTGGGTTAAAGAACACGATAGCTCTATCGTTTCCAACTCGATCAACGAACTCTAACGCACCTTTAAATGCGCTGGTTGTGTTACAAGGTTGGCCACCAAAGGCGACTTTATCAAAAATGGAAGCGAATTTCAAGTCGATATTAACCGGAATGAATTGACCATAACATTTCAAATATTTTAACCAGAAATATTGATCTTCGGGATCTTGCACGTTGGCAAAATCTACGAAAACTTCTCTCTCACTATCGCTTTTGCTTGCTTTACGGATTTGATTTTCACAAGCTGTCAAATAATCGAGGTAGCTAAACAAGCTAGCATCAAAATAATCTACATCCTGTAATGGTTCTACAGATTCCACTAAAGATGTAGGAGTTTTGAAACCTAGTTTGAACTTACGGGTTTGCGGGTCTTGCATATCAAAACTCCTTAGGTATTACACTGCCGTGTGAGCTGTTGGGATAACGATAGTGGCTTCTTCGCTTTGAAGGATTGCACGGAACGTGCTAGCTTTCTCGGAGAATACTAAACTTAGGTTAAATTCGTTACCTAATTTACCAAAGAAACTTGCATCTACTACCACTGAACAATCTTTTGAAGATTCCCCTTGGATTTTGAATTTGTATGAGTTTGATGATGACATCAAAACATCCACATCTTTCACGATGAATTCAATTTCCCCGTTACGAGAATGAATAACCACTTTAGAATTCGCAATTGCCGCTGACGCGGTTTTAATGCGATTGATGGTGTCTTTAGTGATTGTCGCGTTCAGGGTTGGATTTACCGCTAAAGTTTGAGTTACTGCGCGTTCGATGTCGATATCTTGAAGATTTTGAATTAATCGGATATCCGAAGTCACGAATTTCGCATCACCAGTAACATCTTTGATTTTTAACGTAGCGTCATCCAAAGCAATTTCCGGTTCTTCGAATAACGAGATGACGCGTTGGAAGTTCGAAATGTTGTCGTAGAAACCTACATCTTTCGCATCCGGGGTTTCTGATTCTACCATACCGAAAAATGTTTTTGATGCATCCGTAAAGTAAGTTTTTCCATCCTTTACGATTGCCGTTTCTGTAAAACGTCCAATAACGTTCAATGAATCTAAAAATTTCAATTTGTACTCCTATAAAAATAATACTGTTGAATATTATAATAATACCATTACTATAAAAATTCTACCAATTCTGCTAATAAAGTTTTAATTTGTTAACGTTTAAACGCTTCTTCGAAGATTTTATCGAAGTCTGGTACATCCGGTTTGTTAGGTTTTTGGAATTCACCAGGAATTGGAACACCCTGCTTGCGCAGAGATTCCAAGATTTGTTCACCTAACTTTTGGGATTCTGATATGCGTTCGGTTTGTTCCATAATTTGCTCCTATTGCTTTACTATATCTGAAAATTATACGCTTGGCGCGTAAAATTTTCAACTTAATTGCTAGCTTTATTGCCTTCTCTCGCGTTCTTAAGATTTTGAACCGCTTGATCGATCAGCCCAGATTGGATCTCCCGCTCAAACGGTAACATAGAATCTACGTCCAATTTGGTGAATCCGTTAATGACTAACTTGTGGTAAACTTGGTACATCGCCGCGATAGAATGCGTGCTCAAAGATTTTAATACAAACTGACGATCTACGTTAACCAAATTCTCAAAGTCACATAAAATGCATCGGCTAGTTAAAGTATGTTTAAATTTTGGAAATCTCGCTTTCAGCGATAGAGTCAAATCCTTAACATCTTCCATATTTTTGAGATCTGGTCTCTGCTCAAAATAATCGAACACTTCCGACATTTTGATTTCTTCGAGTTCTAGAGACTTTAGGTCACCTAAATCCTTAAGTTTAGCATCTCGGAATCTTTCGATCTTATCAAACAAGATAAAGTCTAACATATCTTCCAACATAATGACGGATTCGGTTACCCGATTGCATTTTGGGCATTTGTATTTTAGATGGCAATCCCCACCATTTGAAATCTCGCGAACTTTAAGCAGGCAAGCTAATTTCAAATCTTCCGGGAGATTTTCCGGTACCCCATACAACTTGCAAATATGCGTAAACGCAATATCTTCATCTTCTTGGATAGCTTGAGCTTCTAACGCGGCTTTCTCAATTTGAGAAGAGATAGGAGAAAGCTTAATGCTTTCCCCGGTAGCTAATATTTTGAAGTCAATTTCTAAACTTAAAGTCGGGTTCTCCAAAATTCTTCCTCCTCGGTGAGCTTATGAGAAGTGACGTTTACCGTTGCCCATTTTTCTGAGACGAAAGTATCGGTGGATTCCTCATCCTTGGTTAACTCTGTTACCTCGATCGTGCAAGGAGTTTGCGATTTCGCAAAGTTTGCATCCAGCCCGAACGTTACGGCATAGAACATATCAACCAATTGATAGACTCGCTCTTTGAGTTTCGCAATATCTTCAAATTTTGCCAAATTATCTTCCAGATATTTTTGCAATTTTTGATTTAAGGTATGTTCCTCTATAACAGTATTCACCTTAAAGACTCTAGGTTCTACAATCTTAACGTTTTTGATCTTATCCGGGTAACCAAGATTACGATCGGCAAATTCTCGGATTTCTCGTAGGATTGCGGTTGACGCATCTACTACAAGCTCTTCCTCGGTTAGCTTATGATCTACCTGATATCGATAAACTACAAACTCTGCCAGTTCTTGCAAACTCATTCCTCTGAATTTGGCAAAGTTTTGCATAAGTTGGGTTAGAGTAAATCTTAACAAATCCGGAGTGATTTCTACGTAATCTTTAACTAACGGGAATTGGATATCCTCTCCATACCCCCTCATATCGTTAGGTCTTACTAACAGAGTTAAGGACATAGAATCATCGGTTTTCTCCGAATATTGGCGAAAGTCAGTAATCGGGTAGAACACCGCTTCTCCGGTTTCATTCGGGAGAATGATATAGTCGCGCTCTTGATGGACTCCAAATTCACTAGTATATGATTCGAAGAATTCGCGATCGCCAGAACCTTTACCGTTTAGTAATAATTGCGAACCCGCAAAGAGTTCATTGTATTCAATTCCTAACGGAGTTGGGGTGATGTTGTCTAATCTCGCAACAATGACGGTTTTGGTAAACGCCAAACAAGCCAGCTCATTCTTAGGATCGAAACATACTAATTTTTGATAGCTCGGAACCGGTTTGAAATATTCCAACTGATCTTTAACAAAAAGATTTTTGACATCGTAGATCTTAGGTTGATGGCGTTCATTATACAAACGATAGCGATCATACAGCAAAGGTACTAAGGCGCTCAAATCTTGGGTATCCCAAAGACTGAGAATACTTAGATCATTTTGACGCTGATCAATTACTTTGTTGATAAAGTCTACTACCGTGCTTGCCAACATATAAGTATTCGAACCTTTGTTAGTTTGGAAGCCTTTTAGGTTTAGCATTCCAAGCAAAGTCTCCAAGTCCTTTTGTTGAGACTTTTGCTTGTCTTTGATTTTGATATTATCTCTATACGAAGCCATTAGAGGTCTCCTAACATCATCTCTTTCGGGATTTCCGGTTTTGGAACCTCAATTACGGTAGCTTTGCCTTTAGCGTTAGTTCCTTTTACTGCTTTTGGAATTGGATTATTGTCTGCAAATTTTATCGTAAACGATACTTCTTGCACACCCGAAAGCTTGAGTTGTTCGATAAGATCGGTAATGTTTAAATTCATTTGATACTCCTTCTACTACTTCTACTACTATTAAAGTTTATGTTATTATATATATTAGTATTATACCAAATACCACTTTTATTTTTGAAATGTTGGAGTTTCGGTAACCGAAACTTTGAACCTCTTAAAAAAAATTTTTTAACGAATTTTATAATATAAATATGTAAATCATTCTATACAATTATTCATTAAAACCTAACGAGTATTCGAGGAGTTCAAGTTGGGATTATTTCAAAAGTTATTCGGCTTAAAAGAGCCGACAGATTTCGCAAAGGCGGGTACCGACAAACCCGCGGAAGATTCGCTTAACGAAGATTTTACCGGTTCGTTAGGCGGCAGTATGCCAGGTTTTGGTTACGATTCTACCGTAGGTTTTCAAGGCAATCCAAGTTTCGGGTTGGGTGGAGCTATTGGTGGTGAAGGCAACTTTATCGGAGATAGTTTCTGGGATGTTGGTGGCGTCTTTACTCGCGCTTACGGCAATCCAGGTTTGCAAGAAGTTGAGAAATCTTACATTATGCACCAACGCGCTATTTCGTTATACCCGGAAGTAGCAATTGGTATTGAAGAGATCATGCGCGATCTTTTCCTTAAAGATGATCCATTAGTATTAGAGACTGAAGGCGAAGATGATAAACAATTCGAAATGGTTAACGAAATCTTCAATGAGTTCAAAAAGAAACCTTTCGTGGTGATTAACGGTATAAAAACTCCAGATGCTTTGATTACTTTCAACTTCTTAAAACAAGCGTATATTGATGGTCGTATGTGCGTATTGAGCTTAGCAATCGACGCCAACAAATTCGTAGGTAAAGAAAAAGCTAATGCTAAAAATATGCATGGGATGTCCGGAACCTTGTTGAACGAATCTATGGTACATTGGAAATCAAAAACTGCGTTTATCAACCCAGATCGTATCACTGAAAAGGATGTGGAATATTTGATCGAATCGGCAAACGATTTCTACGAACCACTTTCGGTTACCAAAGACGGCGCCAAAACTCGATTTGATAAGAAAACTGGTAAAGCCATCCGCGATCCAAAAGGCTTAAGTGATGGGGAATCATATGAGAACCAAGATAATTCAAACAAAATCCGAGTATTCATCCCAATCGATCCTTTAAAAGTAGTTGAACAAGATGGGGTTACCTACTATCAAGCAGGTCGTTCAAATAAAATGGAACTTAAACCAGAACAAGTCATCCAAAGTGACTTTGGTCTTTTTGATGTTACTGGGGCGCGCCACGGTTTCTTATTGTATGCATTCAAATATGCAAACCAATTGCAAGCTCTGCAAGATATGCTGATCCCGATGCGTTTTAGACGTTCGGTGGCTCGACGAGTATTCAATGTGGATATTTCAAATCTTCCACAAAATCGCGCCTTGGCCTATATGCAAGATCTTCAAACGAAGTTTAAGTATAAGAAACGTTATGATGCGACTAGCGGTAAGATCGTAAGCACAAATAACGAACCTACCGGAATCGTAGAAGATTATTGGTTTGCTAACCGCTCTGGAAGTAAAGGTACAACCGTAGAGACCATCGATGAGGCGGGTAACTTCCAAGATAGCTTGGATGATATCATGTACTTTAATAAGAAACTCTATCAAAGTATGTTTATCCCGTTGCGCCGAATTTTCGAAAGCGAAGCGAGCTACGATTACACCGCAAACTCCATCGAAGTGGATGAACTGAGATTCGTTAACTTCTTAGATCGCGTAAGATTCGTTTATTCGAATGTTTTCACGGAGATGTTCCGTCAAATTCTACGAGATAAACAGGTTCCGGAAGATTACATCTTGGATACTTACATCTCGTTGAACTACGAAGCTTGGTATGAGAAAGCTAAAGTCAAAGAAGACTTTGAGAAAGCATTAGATCTTTACGAAACGGCAAAACCTCTAATCGGTAAATTGTTCAGTGCAGAGACCGTAATTGATCGAGTATTCGATATGTCTGCTAGTGATGTTCAAGATGAGTTTGATAAGATCAAGCAGGAAATCGATGAAGGTAATACTTACTATCCGATTTATCAAGCTAACAAAGAACAAGATGATGAATATTAACATTAATTAAAGTTATAATATAAAACAATCTCCGATTTATCGCTAACGTCACCTACGGTGTACAACGCGAAATTTTGGAGATTTTTTTTTTTTTT